TGGATACTTATACACCTGAAGTTCAAGCTAATGCTGAAGCTTCACAGTTACCAGATAAAGAAATGGAAAATGAATTTGTAGACTCTGTTGTTTCTAAAGCATTAGATACAAATGAAGAAGAATATTTATTGAATGCTTTAGAAACAGATCCGAGGCTGAATACTATCTTTGATAAAGTAATGTTGACAGCTTCAGAGTTCACTGGTGAAGGGGAGGTAGAAGGCCCCGGAACTGGTGTTTCAGATTCGATACCCGCAAGGTTATCGGATGGTGAGTTTGTCTTTACTGCAAAAGCAGCTGATCAAATAGGCTCTGAAAGATTACAAAGTATGATGGAAGATGCCGAAGCTGAAGCAGACGATGTAGAAAGACAAGAAATTGCATTAGGAGGAAGTATAGAAAATAAATCAATGGTAAACCAATATAGTAGACCTATTGATGGAAATACAGCAACAGAGGAAATTAAAAAAAGTATGTTGTCTATTAATCCCCGATTGCGATAAACGATAGAGCTACCTTTTATAAGCCCTCTATCACAACAATAACCGAAAGGCTACCTTTACAAGAACAAGCCCTGTCATGCGCAAAGACAGCTACCTTGTTAATGAAGCCCTGAGTAGGAGGAAAGAAAATGGCTAATGTAAGTCAACAAGAAGAACCTAAAGCTAATCCTTATAATCGAAAAAAAGATTGGCATAAGCAAGATGAAAAAGCATTTGTATCTTCTAATAGTTTATTTTTTGAAGAGCCAGAATCTGAAGAAGCTGAAGGTGAAGCAACAACTGTTACAAAAAAACCTAAAGCTACTAGAGATAGACCCTATAAGAAACCAGACTATAAAAAAAGATATGATGATTTAAAAGCACATTATGACTCTAAACTAAATGAGTTTAAAGAGAGAGAACAGGAACTATTAGATGAAGCTACTAAAAATAGACCAAGCTATGTAGCTCCAAAATCTCCAGAGGACTTAGAAAAATTTAGAAAACAATATCCAGATGTCTATGAAGTAGTAGAAACTGTAGCACATATGCAAAGTTCTGAAAAGACTAAAAGCTTAGAAGAAAAACTTGCAATTTTACAGGAACGTGAAACAGATTTAATTACTAGACAGGCACATGAAAGATTGTTACAGAACCATCCTGATTTTGAAGAAATTAGAAATGATGATGGCTTCCATAGTTGGGCGAAAGAACAACCGCAATCTATTCAAGACTGGATATATAAAAATAATAATGATGGTGATCTTGCTAGTCGAGCTTTAGATTTATATAAAAGGGATTTAGATATTACCACTTCTTCTAGGACTAGAAAGCCATATTCTAAAAAGTCCAAGAAATCTGCTGCTGATATGGTTTCAACCAAAACAACGGCGGTTGAGCCAAAGCAGGATAAAATTTGGACTGAAAGGGAAATTGCTGCTATGTCTATACATGAATTTGATAAATTTGAAGACCAAATTAATCAAGCTATTTCAGAAGGCAGAGTAGTAAAACTATAACGTAAATTTGATAAAATAAGGAGGAATCAAAAATGGCATATAATCAATCTGATCAGTATTTTGAGCCTAGCACAGATACTGATGCCAACTTTGCTAACTCCACAAGCGGTCAAAATAATTCGTTTTTCCTTCCCGCAGTCTACTCTAAAAAGGTTCTTAACTTCTTTAGAAAGGCTTCGGTAGTTGAAGCGATTACAAACACCGATTATTCTGGTGAACTTTCCGCTTTTGGAGACTCAGTAAAGATAATTAAAGAACCCGAAATCACTGTATATCAATATGAACGTGGTGCAGACGTAACTCAAACAAAGCTAACCGACCAAGAGCTAACGCTCGTTGTCGATACAGCTAATGCCTTTAAGTTCAAGGTGGACGACATTGAAAGTAATATGTC